GAAACAAATACAGTACTCTCATTTCTTACTATTACATCTGGAGTACGTTGTATATTATAATCTTTAATGTCCAAATCAAGCGACTTAATGCCATTAATCAATATGTATTTAATTGTTTCATCCATTCCAATTTCTGCCATCTGGCGTTTATCTGCCACGTCACAGACTAAGTCAGCATCCATAACGACATACTTAAGTGGTCTTGATGTTTTTTGGTCATTTGACAAACCAACTATAACTATATCTTTACCACTAGTACTCTTAAATAAATTTTTTATTTTAGTCATTTTTGTCTCCAAAATTGAGTAGCTCTTTGTGAGTTATTTATACTCAATCTAGTACATAAAAAGAGCAGTGAGTATATAAGTCTTTCGTTTCGGGTAGTCACTGTAGAATATAGTTTGGAGAATATACTTCGCTAGACGAGACGAGACGAGACTTATAAATTATAAGTCGTTATTTAAGAATAGTCTAGAATAGTCGCTATTTTGCAAGGCCCTGCTCCCCGGAAAACCGCAGCAAATTTTGACCAATTTTTAAGTGTTATACATTGTAACGGAAAACCGGAGCAAATTTCCGCTAAATTATAGTTGTTATACATTGTAACACTCTACCACCACGGAAAAAATCGGGGTAAAAATTATGTAGAAAAAGGTTTACTAAGGTTGTTTAAATTATGACAACTGTCACAAAGAACTTCAGAAAAAACTAGTATTTTTTTCATTATCGAATAATTCCTGCCTTAATCATTTTTACTAAATCTGATTCATCGTCACTTGAGTTTTTAAAGATAGCTTGATAGGGGTTAGAGTTACTATCTGAGGGACCGTCCCTATAACTTCCCATAGCAAAAGGAATACCCATGTTTTGCGTACCTCTATTACCTATGGCTAAGGACATAATAATGTCATCATGTCCGATTCCTTTATATTGTTCGTTACCAGCAGGGGTAGTAAATACGCAAAATCTCTTTAACTCGTCTACAAGTAGTCCCATTTGCTTAACACTTTCTTCATCTCCCATAGGGATTATAAATTGTTCATGTTCAAAAGCGGTAATAAGGAACCTAATCAGTTCCTCTTTTTTTATACTTCTACCAGAGGTAATTCCCCCTGTAATAACAGAATCTACAAACAAGTTATGTTTATCTACTAATTCATCTATCATATCTTGTCCCATATTGTTTTGTTCAACTACTGTCATAGGGTTATTAAAGGCTTTAGAAATCTCCGCTATTTTTTTAGCTTGTTCTGAAATCTTAAGTCCTTTTGCTCTCCAAAAATGTACTATTTGTTTAGTTTGTTTAATTGTATCATAAGCTAAGACAATAGCAACAGTATAGTCCGCACTAGCTGAACCGCTTCTAGCTACGTCTACTGAAATAAGGTAAACCCAGTTAGGTGTCCGTTTATCTATTTTATTCATAAGAATACAGTCCTTTCCTCTTTCCTTAGCTCTTTTAATCAAAGCATCAGGAAATAGACTAGTATCTCTACTAAAAAGCTCTAATTGATATTCCCTTGCAAATTTAAGAGGCCCCATAGTGAGGCGTATCTTCATAATTTTATCCCAAGTAAAACGGTCTGGGGCTAAAGTAATTTTCTTTTCATAATCTAAAATAGCAGGGTATTTAAAAGACTTCCAAGGACAGGCTGGTGTTTCTCTTATTCTTTCGTCTATTACATGAAAAATATCAGTAGGAGACTTTCCTGTCCCTACTATTATAATCTGTCCATCTCTATTGGACATCATAGGTTCTATTGTAAAATCTACATAGTCTTCTATGTCTTGGTCTGCAATTTTATTATCATTTCTTAAAACATCATCTAAGATAATTCTATTTATGTGCTGACCTAGAATTTCTACTCCTACTCCTACAGCAATAATATATCCTCCATTATAACCGATGGAAGTATTAGCCCATTTGAGTTTATTCTTTTTAGTAGATAACCATTCGTTATTATCTACTATAGTTTTAATTTCTTCTAATATTCTATTAGATTGTTCTTGACTTGCAGAGACTATAATAACCCTCATATGTTTAACTAAGAACATATCATATATATTTAAAATTTCAGAGAAGAAAACAGTTTTCCCGTATCCCCTAGAGGCCTGTATAGATAACCTCTCATATTTCTTTAATAAATTATCCCAAGTTCTAAGTAGTTTATTAAACCTAAAAGGTCTAGGGTATCCTATTTCCATTAAGTCTCCTACTATAAACTTACAGAAATAAAATATTCCATCTTTTTTGTCACAACAAAGTTTAAGTATTGTTTTGTAAAAGTATGCGTGGGCAGTTGTCTCACCATGTTCCCGGAGCATATTAGTATAACTAAGTAATTCGTTCCCGGTTTTTTTCACTACCCACACACAGTAGTCTTTATAGCAATCTACGTATTCTCTCATAGATTATATTCTTTAATTACCTTCTTTTTACTAGCAAGAGTTCTTTCAATTGCTTTTTCAATTAGTTCCTTAACCAATACATCTAGCTTTTCAAAAGCTGACGCTGAAATCATGGCTCTATCTTTAATTAGTTCCTTTACTGCTTTCTTTACTACTAACATCTTCTTTCACCTCTGAAAGTATTACTTCCTTTTCAGGAAGTACATTTTCTTTCTTTTTTACTTCTTTTTTAATAGTTGTAAGTTTCTCTTCTTTCTTTTTAAACTTTATTGGTAAAGGCGTATTATAAGCGTCTTTAGTAAGACCTATACCTTCACACAAACAAAGAATACATATTTTATATCTTATTCCCCTGTCTGATGTTCTAATCATCCAAGAAGAATTATGTCCACATGGCATTATTTGCATTTTCTCATCTCCGTTTTTTATCAAACATACTATTACAAATTGCAACAGCTTGTTTAGTAGTTTTAGCGGTTCCTTCATTTAACACGACAGGAACACATCTATTTATATATTTCTTTCTTGATTCATCCTTATTTACATTTGGAATTTTAATCACCTTTATTTAAAGCGTCTACCGTCTTTTTTAAACACTTCCAGTATTTCTCCTATACGGTCTATAAATTTATGTTTCTTTAAAACAATCTTTTGACCGTTCTTTGCTATTTTCTTTCTAATGTCTTCATGTTCTAATAGGAAGTCTATTTTCTTTATTAAATCAAATTCATCAAAATAAACAACTACTTCTTCGTCTCCTGTAATAGGTTTACCTCTTCCGTTTACTTTAAACATATCTCCTATACATTTAGTACCATTTACCAAGTAAAGTCCCCCTGCACAAAGGATACGATAAAGCCTTGCACTATGTCCGAATTTTATATCTGTATCTTGGTCTATTCCTATATTAATCAAACTAGACTGTGCTACCTTTGAATGGTCTTTATTAATAACAACCGTTTTAGTATGAGACTCTTGAACTCCGTAAGGAAGCTGATTCCATTCACATACTATGGGTCCCCAAATTTTTGTATAAAACCCCTCTGTTATTATTTTATTAAGTATTTTATCTCTTTTACCATGTTGCTTAAAAAAGCCTAACGAGCCTATAAAAGACACATCAGAACCGTATTTAACCTTTTGATACGAGTTTACAAACTCCTCTCCATTAAAACTAGGGTGACAAGCTTCATCTACATATTTAGCATTATCAAACCCTAAATCAACTAACTTATCTGCTACACCTTTAAGGCTACAAAAAAAGTAATCATAGAGTCTTAAGGTCTTAAAATAAGATTTGTTTTCGTAAATAGGTTTATCACCTAAAAACTTGTCGAAAAACCAATTACATAAGACCGCGTCAGGAAACCTATCTTTTATCTCAATTACTGTCTCGTGACTTATTTCTGTTCCTTTTAAAATCATTATAATGTCAGGAGCTTTTTCTATTGTCCCTATTTCTTTTAAAATCATTTCCTGTCCTTTGATATTACCAAAGTCCTTTACTAACATCCTTGTATCTATTGCTGTAATGTCTGAACTATATTTTCTAAAGGAATCCATAATATAAATCCCTGTTTGTTCATCTCTAAAATATCCTAATATTAAAACTCTCATTTTCCCACCACCGTTATCAAAGTTGGTATTTCACCATCATTTGAATTAATTTTTTCTAAAATCTTTAATCCTAGCGTATTAACAAAATAATCTAAGGATTCGTCTGTAAAGTTAAATATATGGTAAGGAAGTGAATGGTGTTTTGTAAGACTTGTATCGTTATGAAAGGGTATTTTTATTAAAAAAACACCGTCGTCTTTAAGAAGACTTTTTAAGTGTTTCATTTCCCTAAGTGGAAAATAAAGATGTTCTAATGTGTTCCAAAGAACTATAGCGTCAAACCCCCCTTCTTTTATTCCTTCTACTTCTGTTTCAAAAAGGTCTATCCCATAAAATTCCTTAGCTTTATTAACACACTTGTTACTTATGTCTGTACCGTAAATATCCCACCCTTTTATTTTAGCTACAGAAAGGAATGTACCACCTGCGGCTCCTATGTCTAGTATTTTACCTGGGTTTTTATAATTAGCTAAAATACCAAGTTGAAACTCAGCGTCATTCTCCCTAGCGGTAGTTTTAGCTTTATCTTCTCCTTTATTTAAAAACATAGAGGGTAACCAGTATTTATAAAACCTTTCGTTTAGAACTTCCTTTTTAAGTCGTACACTTGCAAAATTGTTTCCACAAACGTTACACTTAGATATTTCAAAGCCATTTACTGCAAATACAATATCTGAGTTGTCTTCTTCACAAGCATAGCATTTTACTGATTCTAATGCAGGTTCTATTTGTTTATCTATCGTGTTGTATATATATTTATAATTTGTTGTCATTGTATCCTCTAAAGTTTATTAAACATTACTAGTTTTTGTATTGTTTTTGCGTCTATATAATCTCCTGTTATATTAAATAGAAACTTGTCATGTTTTAAATTTAATATCGTTATTATTTCTTCTGAAACATTTTCAATTGTACTTAATTCTATATTACCATAAGGAAAGCAACCATCTGATAGTTTATTACAAATTCCTTTACCTACTAGATTACACATTCTTATTATTATTCCAGTTTTACAATTTTCTAACAAATATGCTTCTGATAGTAGTTTATACTTTACATAGTTGTCGCCATTATTTGAACGGGTTGATATGAACACTATTTTCTTGTCTTTGTGTTCATTTACAAATTTTTTAAACTTGTTATATTCTTCCTCTTGAATATGCTGTCTCTTGTCTATAAAGTTCCAAGTATGATAAATATATATGACTTCTGTGCCTTTATACGCTTTTACAAGAGCATTTAAGCTAGTTCCTAATTGTCCTCTGCCGTTAATTAATTTTATCATGGGAAATTTACATCCTTAATGTTTTGTGCATCATGTATTAATTTATTTATTTCATCGTTTTTACAACAAACTTGACATATAGGTAAAACTTTAAATTTAGTTGGCATTTTGTTTATTAGTTCAATTATATCTGTGTTATTTATATTACCTATTTTATAGGTATCTCTCATATATGCACACGGTGTTAAAAGACCGTCTTGCCATAAAAATGGTACGAAATTATGTCCTTCACAATAATCATACTTATGTTTTATAGAACAGTTATCGAATTTATAATTAGTGATTTCTATTTTAGGATTATTTAAAATGGGAGTCTTTATTTTATAAGTTTTGCCTTTACCTAATAAAATTGGTCGTACTTGAACATAATCCAATATATCATAAACTCCTTTTAAGTAAGTTAAATCCATATCTTCTGAATAATTAATACAAACCCCTAAGGATTTACATTTTCTCAATTTTTTAATGTTATCTATATTTAAGTCCATATTGGTTTTACTTACCCGTATCCATTTAAAGATAGAAGGGTCATAGTTAATACTTCCTATAGCGTTGGTAAACAATCCTTGTTCTATGTCTAATAAATTTACAGCATTTACAATTTTAGAAAATTTACTGTATAATGTTGGTTCACCGCCACCTGTCCAACTAATTGACTTTAATCCTTTATGTTTAAGTTTGCGAATACTCTCTAAAAGTATGTCATAGTCTATTTCTGTTTTTATTTGATGACTTTTATAAAAACACCATTCACAATTAGCATTACAGTCGCCTGTTAAAGAGATTTCTATAGAAATGGGATATATCTTATTTCCTTTATAGTATTCTAAAAACTGGTCGTGTAACACTAATTTAAGAGATGGGTTAAATCTTATCATTTTTTGAAATATGTTCCTAAAGTCATTTCCAATAATTTTTCTGGAGTTACTTTATTTTTATTCTTTTTTATTGTAGTCCATTTTTCGTTTAAGTATATTCTATTTTTAAGTCCTATATCTCCTGGGACAGCTCCTTCATTTCTCATATGAACATGACTTGAATTTACTTTATGATATATAAGAGATTTACCTGCTATCCAAACTGAATATCCCCAAAAGTTTACTTGGTTTGAAAAATCGTTGTCTTCTGAGTAAGCTCTAGTAAAGTTTTTGTCCCATTTAAATTTATTTAATGTAGACCGTTCTCTTAAGTAACAGACTCCTACTAAATATGTTTCGCTTTTAATTTTAAAATCTTTATTAACTAATTCATTAATATTTTTAGTATAATTATACATTTCAGGAAGGTAAATTTTATTAAAATTTTGAACTAAAGGGCCTACAAGTCTACAACCTTCATCTTTGTGTCTATCATAACAGTTAATCATTTCACTTAACCATCCTTCACAAACAAGCGTATCGGAGTCCATATATAATATATATTGTGATGTGGATTCGTTAATACTGACACCTGTATTTAAAGAGTCGCTATAACCTAAAATTTCTTTATTTACATGATATGGGACACCATGCTTTTCACAAACATTTATTACTCTTGTTTTAACTAACTTATCGTCCCTATTATTATCTACTACTTGTATTTGATAATCTACATCAGTAGTATTTTTTTCTATACTAGTTAATAGATTATCTAAATACCCATCAGCAAAACTCGCTATTACTATTAAACATTCTTTCATTTTGCACCTTTTCGTTCAGTAAATGTAAATGTTCCTTCGTTTAATTCACTATATGTTAATTCCATATTTTTATATATTTTATTACCTATTTTTACTTTATAGAGTTTAATACTATTACCTAAATTTCTCCAAAAAGCGTCTATATCTTCAATAGCGGTTATTTTAGTCATAGTAACCTCGTTCTACAAGTATTTTGTCTGCTTCTTCTTTAGTGTTTGCAAATTCTGTTGTACTAAATACAGCAAGTTTTTTACCTTTTATGTCTATAAATTTTTCAAATAATGGATATTTTTTATCTGTCATTTTGTCTCACCTATTAACTACATTTCATTCTTCTATCTTTTTATCGAATATTACTAAGGTACATTCATCGAAGTCGTTATTTTCATGTGTTCCCCTTCCGTCTTTTATAACAGTTCTTGTGTCTGGATTTAGTATAAACCCGTCATAGTAAAGCATAACAAAATTATCATCTGAATATTTATTTAATTCTTTTTTAAGGTCTTTTATTAACATTTTTTCACCTTTAAGATACACTTTCAGCAAAAGCTATTGCCATCTTTTTACAGTCTTCTAATGTAGTTGTTTTAAATCCTATTGGAAGGGATTTATCTTCTTCTGGATGTTCTTTTAGATATTCTTGTGTCCAACCACTAGATGCACAACAATCTCCTTTCTTTACTACATCTCCTATTTTAAATCCACACATAGCTCTATGACTCCATCCATACCATTTACTCTCAGACCTATTAAATCCTATGGAACATGTGTTGCTAGTTGGTGTTCGCAGTTCTGGTACAATACCCTTTATTTTACATAATCTATATGCTCGTTTACTATCGCCTATATAATCGCCGTTATTATTGTAAGCAATAGTCATCCAAATGCCATGCCTTTTTTCTGTACCATTATTTACAAATTCTCTTTGTAATATATATCCAGCTTTAAATCGTTTTGTCCATTTAATTTCTTTACCGTTATCGCCATATGCACTTTTTATTGTTTTATCCATTGTTTATCACCTTTAATAATTTTAGTCCCTGTATTACTCTTTTTACTCCTACTTTTCTATAATCTTCTAAATATTCTCTTATTAATATTTTATCGTATCTATTTTCTATAATATCAGAAGGACAGGTTTGAAAGTATTTACTTGTAACTATCATAACTGATTTTGTATTAATAGGAGCAGTTTCATGTATATTAGTCATTGTAAAAATAGATACTAACGGTAAAAAAACTGAACAAGCAAGATGCATAGGAAAGCTATCTGTAAATATGCCAAATTTAGCAAGTTTCATTATTTCTTTAGTTACTCCTATACTTTTTTTAGGTAAGTTAGAAAGATAAATAGCTCCTTTTATTTCAAGTTTTTTACCTTCTTCTGTATCTTCTTTTTCACTGTCTATTATAAAAGGAGTAAGACCTGTTAATTTTTTAATCTTTTCAGTTGTTTCTTTACATTCGTCTAAGTCCCAAGATTTTTTATAATTCCCCCCTCCTCTATGCACTATAAACACCTTTTTACCCTTTAAAAAGGTTTCTGCTATTTTTTTATCTCCTTCCGTTGAATAGGTATCATACCATTTATCTTTAACTGTTATACCAAGTTCTCTACCTATACGATATGTTCTATGTAAATTTTTATTATTTTGTAATGTAAGCATAATTATATGTTTAAAGTCTAACCCAAGTTCTTTATTTTTTTTATGGATGGTTTCCTCTATTTTTGGGATTTCTAAGTTAAACATTTCGTGATTCCAATATGTAGGATGGTAGTCTATTGGATATTCTATATATCCTTTTATATCTTTATTCCCTTCCCATACTTCTTTTGAAGACAAATAAGAGAATCCCCCTATATATAAGTCGTCTTCTGGGTGTTGTTTTTTTAATTCTTTCATTGCTGGAGTAGCCATTATGTTATCTCCAAGTCCGTGCATTATTATTATTAGTCGTTTCATTTTAGTTTTAAATAGTGTTTAAAATGGTCAAGTTTTTCGTCCCATGCCATATTTCCTGATTTTGCTGGTTCAAAATCTATAATTTTATAGGCACCGTCTTTATAAAGTATATTGTTTATATTAAAATCAAATCCGTTTAATACCTTATCTATTTCTTTTGTAGTGTTAAATATTGACTCTCTTAATTTAAGTGGTATATTTTTTACAGCTTTAAAACAATTACCTATATGACGTATAGTATAATAAGGGAAAACTAAAAAATTGTTTTCATATTCTAATGCAGGTAATGTATGTTCTATATGCTTTATTTTTTGACCTCTATCGTATTCTAGTTTAACAAACGATGTATTGTCCTGTAATTGTGAATACTTTCTTTCTTTTATAAAGAATTCTTTTCCTTCAGAATCATGGGTTATATAAAACCTTGTTCTACTTTCCATATCAAATGTAAAAGCAGGGAAGTTATCTGAACTGGTATATATTGTTCCGCATGAACCCACATCTTTCCACATATATTTGTCTATATAGTATTTTTTGTTATTTATTGTAAGTTCCTTTAATGTTAATGATGATGGTAATTCTTTGTTAAAAATAAAGAATAATCTTTCTGTTTCGTGTATAGTAGTAGACGTTAAAATTTCACCATATTTAAAGTTACTTACCATTAATGTACTACCTATTATGGATTTTTCTGGTATGGTCATTTTAGGTATATAAGGCTTCCAAGTCAAATAACCATTGTCTTTTTCGTCTGTTTGTCCCATATCAAAGAACATATTCCTTCCTATCCTAGATATTTCTTTTAACACTCCTTTCGCTATTTTAATATTGTATTGTTTAAATATGTGATGATGAACACTTAAATAAAAAACATAATCAAATGAATTGTCTTTAAATGTTTTTAAATGGTCTAATAAATCATTTTCTAAAAGATTTATGTTTATATCTTTTAAGTTTTCTTCTTCAATAGTCTTATTAGCAAATTCAATACAATTTTTATCTATATCTATTCCTAATACTTCGTGACCTAATTTATTAGCTTTTAAAGAAAAATAACCAGTATTACAACCTATGTCAAGTATTTTTAAAGGCATATCACTTTTTAAGAAAGGTAACATGGATTTCCACCTTTTTAAATTACCTTCTTTTCTATTTTCTTTATAAAGCACATTTCCTGTTAATATCATTTTAATCTATATACAGCATTTTTTTTGACCCTAAACATTGGTCTGTTTCCTGTATTCTGCGGACATCATTAATTGTCATTTAGCTCTTTCTCCAAAAAATTTAAAAAGTATTTTTTATTATTTTCTAAACTATAAAGTTTTTCAGCTATTGCTCTTGCATTTTTTGCAAGTAAAGGGTAAAGGGTTTGGTTCATAATAAGTCCCATATTCTTTTTTAAAGTGTTAGCATCTACTTCTGCTACAGGTACCGTAATGTCAGGGTAAAAAGTATAGTTTGGCTTACAAAGGTATCCGTTTAACCCTGTTCTTATAAATTCATTCATAGGCGGAGCATCTGTAGTAATTACAGGAAGCCCAGCAGATAAAGCTTCTAAAAGGTTTACACCCACACTCTCCCAACGTGTAGGAAGAACTAAAGCATCTGCTTTGTAGTACATTTCTACAATTTTTTCCCTTGTCAAGTTTTTGTCTATTACTTCTACTCCTTCTGGTAATCCGTTTGGAAATTTTAAAGGAACTTGTGAAGTTATTAATAATTTAACGTTCTTATTTTCTTTTCTTAGTTTTTCAAACGCTTCTAAAACAACTGAGGTGTTTTTACGGTTTTTATATCCGAGAAATCCTCCACAGTGAAAGAAAGTAAAGGTGTCTGTAAGTTCTCTTTTAACTATTGAGAATTCATTAAGGTCTATTGAAAAAGGTATGTATGTATGCTTCCTTACTTGATTTCCTCTCATAAATCTTTGCATAGTAAGAGATGTACAAATCACTCTATCATAATCTAATTCTTGACCCTTTTTAAACTTTTCTAAAACTAAGTAGCCATAAACCTTGCACCCAAGAGACTTAGCTAATTTAACTAAATTTTCAGGTTCATCAGTCCATTGTTTATATTCTTGAAAGACCACCGCTTCTATTTTATTATCCAATATCCATTTTTTAAACGTATCAGGAGAAACTATATATCCTTCTGATTCTGTGATACTAATTGGTATGGTTTTGTAATATTCTTCTATTGGATTATTACCGTGTTTAAGAACATGAATATTATAAGTTGGGTTAAGCATTTTAGCCCACATAAGAATAGTATTAGACATTCCTCTGCCAAAACCAAAATGTCCCATAAAACCAATATTTTTTTTGTCTACCATCTTATTCCTCTTTATTTTTCCTTATATAAATTAAAAAGTCTAACGATTCATGTTTTGACTCTTTCCATTCCATTTCTCTTATAGTAAATGTACAGTCTGTTACTTTTGATAAAACATTATCTATGTCATAAATTTTAGCTGTTTGTAAAAACATAAAAGGAAGCATATCAAATAACCAATATTTGTTAAAGGTGTCTAATATTGGTTTTTTAAAAAAGAAATTTTTGTGGTCTTGGTCATAATGTGCGAACCCAGCAGGTGTAGTTAAAATTATAACTCCGCCTGGTTTTGTCACATTCCATAATTCAAACATTCCTCTTTCTATAATTTCAAGGTGTTCTATTAATTCACCTGCAAATACTGTATCGAAAGTATTTCTCCCATAATGTTTAGTTAGGTCATAAATAGAGCATTGTTCTACGTTAATTTCAACTCCTGAGTTGTTAGCAAGTGAAATTCCTTTGTTAAGGTTATCCATTGATATATCGCACCCCGTTATGTCAAGTCCATGTAGTGTAGATTTTATTACAGCTTTACAGTCTTTACAACCTACATCAAGTATTTTACCTTCAAAATTTCGCATACAATTTTCCATCCTTGTACCTATATGTGTATCTTTATTTATTTTTTCCATTTTTTATAGATTCCTTTAATGTTGTTAATTTCTTTTCTTCCCTATTGTAAAGTTCTATTAATTGTTTTATAAATGTACTTACTGATGATAATTCAATTTTATCATTAGTTACTAAAAATTCTAGTTCAAAATCAAGTTTTTTCTTTATTGTAGCTAATGCTGTACATAAAGATTTTATTTGTGCTTCTGTCCCATCAACTATTGTGAAATGTACTAATTTTACTTCTTTAGTCATTTTTAGCCTCTGAACTAAAACCGAACGCCAAATCTTCTTTGTTTACAGAATATTGACCGTTTTTAATTCTTTTTTCTCTGTCTTCTTTATAATCTATTTCTTCTTTTATAGCTTCTATGGTTTTTATAAGTTTATCTTTATCAGACCTATAAGGAATCTTTTTTTTAAGTGTTACACCGTTTTTTTCGTAATATAAAATAAGTACTGCATTTTTAAATTCTATATTTTTAATAAACGAATACTTTTTTATATCTTCACGAATCCAAGGAAATAGTGGCATTAAAGACCTTCTTTCATACTTTTGTTAATTACTTCAGAAGGGAAAAATTTATTGATTAATTTACAATTTTCTTTAACACAATGTCCAAAAATTCCTTTACCCATATATTCTAACTTTGGTCGAGTGTATTGTGGCATATTTATTTTAGAATATCCGTCATTATAAATTTCCGTTGTCTTTGTATAAATATTATAAAAGTTTAAGTTATTTGTATCACAATATTCTTTTACAAATTTCATGTACATTATATCCCAACCATATCTTGTTGTTGAAAATAATTTAGCTGTTTCACTTTCATTAGAATTATTATAAATAACAGTTTCTATTCCTAGTTCGTTAAAGTGTGCCCTTGTCATAAGACCAGCTTCTTGTGTAGTCCCACCTATAATTTTAGTAAAAGATTTTATACTTTCTGTTATTTTCGGGTGTTTTCCTACACAGGGGCTATGTGCAATTAACTCTTTTGTTATTTCATAAATATCATTAGTTGTTCCTGTTGGTACTGTTGAATTTATAATAGTTAGTTTAGGGGAGTACTTATTTATTTCTTCTACTACTATTTTTGTAAAGTCCTGTGAATAAGGAATGCAAATATGCATAACGTTTATCTCTTTAGGCATAGCATCGCAGTAGTCTAAGTCTTTTGTAAAGACACAAAATTGCTCCTTTTCGTTATATTGGTTCAATATTCCTTGTCCTATTTCACCTGTTCCAATTACAAGTATATTATTTGTATTCATGTTCAGTCTCACCTTTAAGTTTTTTTTCCATTTCCCTATCTTCTTCTTCTATTTCTGCGTCTATATCTATAATGGTATTATCTTTGTCAGTTATATTTATATCCTTAGACATTTTATCTATGTTATTAGTAATTTCATTGTAAATAATTTTAATGTCAACAGATGTATCCGCTTTCATATCACCTGTTAATTTTGCAAGAAGTTCTATACCTTGATAAAGTTTACCTACTAATTGATTATATGTTTGCATATCATTTTTAGCCATAGCTGTATTTTTTACAGATTCAACTTCGGTCAATATATCTTTTAATGTTTTACTATAATCCATGGTAAGTTGTTTAACAGATTCCGCAGCAGCAAGGTCCCGTTTAATTAACTTCTGTTGTGCAGTTCTAGTTTTAGCTATAAATTTTCTAATGGATTGGGCAGTTATTTTAACCCCTTCAGAATTTAACACTCTTGTTATACCTGCAACGTTAAAGGTAGGTTTTTTCATTTCTTCGTATATTCTATTTGCTATACCAAGTTCTACCACTTTTAATGGTGTTCCTTTTGTTCCTAAGTCAGTGTTTTCCATTTATAAATTTTACCCCTTTTTCTCTTGCCGTTTTTTCCCAATACTCCAACCCAGTTAATAATAATATATCAGACTCGTTCCTATATTCCTCGTTTATATTATATTCACAATATAAACCTATTTCCTCTAGGTCTATATCCTTTAAGTCTAATATAAACACCTTAGACCCTATTATTCTATAGAACTTTGTATCGTTTAACATGCCTTTAGAATAGTTAGCTACCTTACTAGAACGAGTTTTTTTATATACTAGTCTACCAAACAAGCGGTGGTTAAGTAAAGCTCTACAATAACTGTCTTTAGGCTTGTAAGTAAGTATATATCCTTTAATCATTGTGCCAATAGCTGTTGGTTAATTTCTCTAAACATAGTTATTAATATATTGTTCTAGTATTTAAACTTTTCGTTTTTTACATTTTTCACGGTTCGTACCGATTACAAAACACTATTATACTATAGAACATATAAATAGGCAATATATTTTATATTAAATAGACTTTCTTTATAAAGGACAGCATAGTCCAAATTAGCTGTTTATATGTGTATCGAAAGGTTTATATATGACAAAAACCGAAACCTTTATATATGAGAAGTGTAATAGGTATAACTAATAGGCATATTTATATAGTATAAGGTATAATTATAATAATAATGGTACAAACTACACTTCTAAAAGACGAACCTACCTCCGAACAGCTCTCTAAGGAACTTACATTACTTTCTAATAAAGTTATAGAAGAGCAAAATATGGTTGCTAAGGAAATTTTGCGTGACCAAGAAGAACAAAAATTAAAATCTATAATCACATCTCCTAGTGCAATAGCACTTTCTACTACAAGACACGATGCAGGTGAAGGAGTTAACAATGTTAAGAAAAACACAAAGCAATTGTTTATATTATTCTTAACTAACCAATTTGTTAATAGGGCTGTTAATATTCGAGCAGACACATTAGTTTCTAAAGGGTTTAATATAGTAGGTACTGATGCTATTGCCGTAGCAGCTTGTCAAGAACTAATTAAACTTAGTGGAGGGAGTAATTTATTTAGGCAAATGGCACTCAATACTTATATCGCAGGAGATGGGTTTCACGAGAAGGTTTATAATGTTAATATGTCTAAGTTGGTTAAACTTAAACATGTTCATCCTTTAACACTTACCTTTAAGAAAGATGAAAACGGTAGAATACTATTAAATACAGAAAAAGAACCTGAGGGATATATACAATATTATATAGAACCGGGTCCTAAAGGCGGTATAGAAAACGTTAAAGATGTTAATAAAGACCGTATATCACATTTAAAATTTAATTCATTAGGTGATGAATTTACAGGTATAAGTTTACTTCAATCTAGTTATGATACAGTAGTTAGGCTTATGAATATGGAATATTCCGCCGCAGAGGCTTCTGTTAAAACGGCTAACCCACTTATAGTAGGTAAATGTAATACTAAATCACCGCAACAAATAGCACAATGGGGTACTATTTTAGGAAGAATAAATGGTAGAGACCAGTTGTTTATTCCTGAGGGAATGTCAATAGAGTTTATGTCTCCAGATAGGCAAAATTTTAGCGAATACGCCGACTATTTCTTAAACGCAGTTGTTTCAGGTGTAGGAGTTCCTAAATCTGTTCTTCTTGGAGAAGGCGGTGGCAATAGAGCAGAAGGAATTATACTTACAAGACATTTTTATTCATCTGTTCGTGGCGACCAAAAGTACATGGAAGACTTTTATAACGAAATATTTGAAGAATATGCTGAATTATCTGGATTTAAAGAAGCACCAAAATTAGTTTTTAATGACATAGCAGAAGATGCTCATGTCACATCAGACGACGCAATTAAATTATTTGCATCGGCATTAATATCAAGAGAAGAAGCACGTAATATGTTAGGATTAGAAGCTTCTCCTACAGAAGGTACACTTCCTTCACTCGAATCACAAATTAAAAATAGTGATATGGAAACATGGCATCCTGAGTCACCTGGAAAGGTTGCAGGAAGTCAGAAGGGAGAGAAAAAAGACATGAAATCTTCAGCATTTTCAGAATTTAGAGGTGACGGGAAACCTCAAGCTAAGTAAAAGACACTTGTTGTCGGAAGCGTAAAACACTTCCTGTCTCACCGCAACAAGTCCTGATGGGGCACACAATGTTTCATCAGGGTTATTTTTGTTGCAATCAAAATGAATCAAACAGAAGAAGTATTGAAACGAGTAAATATGTATCTTACCTTAACTAGGTTTGAGTATCTCGAATATGAGAAATTAAGCAGAGTAAAGATAATACAAGATTACTACAAAACAACCGAACAAGTTGTACCTTTTTCAGAATCATTTACAAGTAGTGTAGAATGTGCAGAACATCTTGCAAAAGGTGGAAAGCTAACACTACCTTTAAAAGTAAGAGGAATATTTCTAAAGGAAGGCAGACCAGAAAGAAAATATTATTATGCAAGTGAATTAGAAAGTTCTGTAGATAATCCTGTAAATAAGAGTTTTCCAATGCAACTTGACCATAAAGACAAAGAAGTAGGTTCAATGGTTGGTGTGGTAACTAAGATAAAATATGACCCTGTTGCTAAAGGTATAAGATGGTGGGGACATATAAATTCAGAGCTTCATGCTAGAAACATTTTAGACGGAATCATTACACAAGTTAGTGCAACTGTTTATTCAGTAGCAGATTATGATGATGATAATGGGTTACTTGGAAGAAATCTCACTTATAAAGAACTAAGTTTGTGTGTATCCGGAGCAGTAGACGGTAATTATATAGAGACATATTAATGCCATACGATAATATTTCACAACTTCCGAAACGTTTTAGTAGATATTCGGAAGTAATACGTAGACAGTACGTTTATGTATTCAATAGCGTTTACAAAAAAATTTTAAAAGAAACAAAAGATAAGAAACAAGCTGAGACGAGGGCTATTAAAGGTGCTTCGTCTGTTTTGAAAAAAAGATTTAAAAAAGGTCAAAACGTTGGAAAAGAGTCACACAGTGATTATTTTTCAATGCTCATAGACAACTATTTGGGAAACATTCCCGGATAAATAAAGGAGGATAAATAAAAATGGCTGATAAAAAAGAACAGTTAACAGAAACTCCTGAAACTTTAGAGGATAAACCTGTTGAAACTGCTCAACCTGAGCAAAAACAGGAACCGGAAAAAACACCGGTACCTACAGTGGAAGAAACTCCTGTAAAAACAGAAGAAAAAACTGCTACTGAAGAGGTAAAAGCGGAACCTGAGAAGGTAGTCGAACCTAATAAAGTGGAAGAAGCAAAGGAGGAAACACCAGTTGAACCTAAAAAGTTAGATGAAATAACAAAAGGAGCAAAAGAACAACTTCATGTTATTACAGAAGCTAAGAACGAATTGGTGGCTTTATACGCTAAGTATAAAGATATAACAGTACAGAAAGAACAGCTTTCAAAAGACGTAAAAGGTCTTACTAAAGAGCTTTCTGAAACAAAAGAACAGCTTAGTAAGTATGTTGAAGCTGAAAAAGAAATTAACGCTAAACAAAAAACAGAAAAATTGGAAAAATTATCAAAGAAATTTGAACTATTAGGTCAGAACAAGACCGTAGAACAACTTTCAAAGATGGATGAAAATACATTAGGCGAATTTGAACAGATAGTTGATGCTGCTTTAGTAAAAGCAGGAGATACCGCTGTTTTACCTGAAGTAACTACACCATCACAGGCTGCACCTGAGGCACTAAATAAAGAAGCGTCTTCAGAGAAACCTGTTGTTGAAGTTCCTAAACCAGAGAAGCTTAGGCAGGTTAGGAAAGAAACAAATGATGAGTTTTTTCACAGAATGTGCGGAACTTTAAGTAAAGAACAACTTAAAGACACGCATACAGCAAAATTTTTGTAAAGGAGGATAAGTAAAAAATGGAATCTATTAAAGAACCGGAACAGCTAACCACATACGCTGGTGTAACTATGATTGGTACTTCATCATGGGGGTCACAAACAGGTGGTATTGGAAGTATTATGGGGAATACATGGAGTGAAAAAATAATTTTCGATGCACAGCCAGATAGGGTACTATCAAAACACTTTATTGAATTTAACGATTTGATGGGTAATAATGATGTAACTATGGTAATTCCAAAAATTGGGGACATTAACCTAATGGGCGGAAGAACAGGAAACCTAGAAGGTACAGCAAGGTCACTTTTAAAATTTGACACATCAGACAATATTACAGTAACTCTTACATCCGCAAATGTAAAACTTGGTGGAGTTTCAATCTCATTTGAAACCGCAAGTGCAACAAGAATTTCTATCATAGAAATGGCACATAAGCAACTAGTTAGACAGTATCTTAATACTATCGAAACAGATGCTAATGCACTTCTTGAAGCAGCTACAGTAGGGACAAGTAATGCAAGTACTGTTTTAGGCGGAACAAAAGCAGATAACTCTGCTGTTGCTACTAACCTAGCAGCTGGTGATGTAATTGATGTTGACAAGATTGTCGATATGAAAATTGCACTTCAGGAAAAAGATTTTGCAAAGAAACCAGGGGAAGCAATTTTAATGCTACATCCAACACAGTTTAAACAGCTTCTTAAATCAAGCCAGTTTACAAATTCCGCAGAATTTGGTTCACCGTCCGTAGTAAGGAAAGGTGTAATTGAAGAGTATGTAGGTATTTTAATTGAAGTGTCGACACTCTGTACATCAGCTACTCAATCTGTGGCAGTACATTACTGTTATATGATAGACCCTTCTGCTGCAGCTGGTATTGTTTGGAAAGAAAAGGCTAAAGTAAAAGTTGTTACCAAAGATGACGAAAGAGTACACAATGTACTATTAGACGCTTGGTATAATATGACTCGTATTAACGAGCAGGCTATTGCTATTGGTATCTTTAGCGACGCATAAAAACATTTTTTTATTTTGAGGGGGATTTTATCCCCCACATTTTTATTAACCTAATGAAACTTATTATTCTCTTAGCGAGTTTTGTTAGTATAAAAAGCTAAGGGAGGAAAAACCATGACAAAAACAGGATGGAGAGACGGTACAATAACCGCAAATAAAGTAATAGTAGATGAGAAAGTTCCAGTACAATATTCATTGGCTTCAGTTGCAGCAGTAGCAACAGGTGCTATGCTATCAAGTAATGATTTTAACGCAACAGGAACAGCAGCTATGACAAGGACAGGACTTCTTTTACAGCCACCTTATCCAATGTGTGTTACTGTCACTAAAAACGTAGCAGGAACAGCAGACGATTCTGATGCACTAGCTATAGTAGGCATAAATGCAAAAGGAAAAGTAGTTAGTGAAAATGTTACTATTAGTTCAGCAACAGGTAGAACTGTTACAAGTAATGCTTTTGCAGAAATTACAAGCATAACACCTAATGCGACAATTAAATCAACAAGTATTGCACTTGGATTTAGTTCAACTATTGGTTTACCATGGCCGATTGCAGGAACTTCTGATATTATGACATATTCATATCTAGGAGAATTTGGTACATCTGCTAAAGTAAGTGGTACATTGGTAGTAGACCCTGTGTATGATACAATTGACGTTCCTACGCTAGGTGCTAGTGGAACATTACATATATTGTATAAGACAAAACTACAAGAATAAATTTTAATTTAGGGGGATTAATCCCTCTTTTTTTATTATGAGGTAAACATATGTTAGACAGTAATTTAAATCATTTTAAACCAAAACCTTTAGAGGAAACTAAACCCGTAGAAGTTAAAGAACCTGTTCAGGTTCCTACAGTTGAAAAACCTAAGGTAGAAAAGAAAAAGAATATCAAACGGAGGAAATAAAATGAGTGCAGATTATCCTAAAGAGTCTATTAAAGACAGTAAAACTGTTCCTGGAAATAAGTTATATATAGGCCCGGTTATTGATTCAGGTATTGAAGGTAGACAAGCAGAACCGTCTATTGGTACATACAAAACAAAAAAAATGTAAATAAGGTGAAACAATATGAGTGAGACAGATATTGAATCTATTAAAAAAACAACAGAAGAGTTAAAGGCAATTGAAATTAACTCTGATGATTTTAAAAAACTAACACAACAGGAAAGAGTAGACGCATATTCGTATAAGTTATTTAACAAACCTGCAAAGGAACTTAAATATATCTATGTTACGAATTTTATTCATCAACAGTTGATTGCTCCTGAGGAAAAGACCCGAACAGGTCTTTATCAATGGCAAAATGTATTTAACGGAGACGTAAAATACCCAAGAGATATATTAGACTATAACGAATATGATATAGTTCAATGTAATATGTCTGCACAAGATTTACACCTTGTAAATACAATTAAAGGACAAATCCGACCAGACAGTAAGACTAAATTAGTCTTAAATAATGATTACACAACAGAAATGTGGGGAAGTGCATTTGAATATTTATCTACAGTAGAAAGAGAGCTTCAAGGAGCTGATATGTTATTTGGAACAGAATATTTCCAAACAACTGCTTTAGAAGAACTTTCTGGTAGGAAGTGTTTTATAATACCCCACCCAGCAGATATAAGAAGATTAAAAAGTCTTCCAAAAATACAACCTAAAAACATTTTGAGTGTTATTTGGAGAAGATATGATAAGTTTTCATATATACCTGCCTTAGTAGCAAGAAATAACGGTCTTGTAACACAATTAATAGGGTTTGACAAAAATCAAGACCCTAAGGTTTATGTAACAACTACTCTTTTCGACAGAGTACTTGCAGCAACCGATTATTTTGGTTTTACAGACCAGATGCGTGAAAGTAAAGTTGTTTATGACCCCTTTACTTTTCACAGTTATAGCAGGTCTACAGTAGACACAGCAGGATTAGGAATTCCAGCAGTTGTATCTAATAGGACACAATCTGGAAACGTTTGTTATCCTTATACAACGGTAGACCCGTATGATGTTAAAACAGCAAGGATTTTAATTAAAAAATTAATAGATGACCCTGAATTTAGAAAATTAGTTATAGAAACAGCTTACAAAAACTGTGAATATTATAACCACGAAAATTCAAGGGAACGTTATTTAGCAGCCCTTTACGAAGGTTCTCCTCAAAATAGAGGTGACACTTCTAAGCCAGTAATGGAAAAGGGTTATGGCGATGACGTTTTAAATCTTATATCACAGGATATGAATAGAAATGCCAAGAAAAAATAAAAAAATAGGTTATGAAAAAATAGTAAGTAAGGTTCGTGTAAATAAGTTTTCTTTTGGTTATATTTGGCTTAAACTTATATATTTTTTAAGAGGTAACAATGGCAAGTGAACCATTAGTAATTAAATTTGATGACTTTAAAAAGTTAATAGGCAACAAAAGACTTTACTATTTTATAGGTGAAGATTTCTATGACTTTTTGTTTTTTACAGAAGGCGTAATAATTAAAACAAGTCTTTTTAAAACCGAAGTTCCTGATGAAAAAAGGTTTTTCAGCGACCCAATGTTCTATAGTTCTATACAGATTAAATTTCAAATTAAAAACCCTGAACCTAACGTGTTTGACATAGACGGTATAAGGAAATCACTTGTAGAACCTATTTATATAGAAGATATACAAGGAGAAGAAGTCAAAAATGTTGACATTCAACGAGAGGGTGTTTTAAATATAGAAGAGGTAGAATAAAATATGAGTATCTCTATCGCTGATAGACGTAATCCATCACGACAAGCTACAGTAAATGAAGACGGGTCTCTTAATATGGTAATAGTTGGAGGAAGCGGGTTTAACCCAAGAACAGAAAATTTTAGAGGAAGTGCTGTTATTGCTTCAGTTCTTACTTTATCTAACACTGATACTTCAAGTCAGGAGTCGATAGTTATCAATGGTGTAACACAGACTGTAGTTATAGATTACACTATTTCACATAGTGCAAGTTTATCGAAAATTACTTTTATAACACAAATAGTTGACGGAGATTATATATCTGTGAGGTATTTCATATGAAACAATATAAACAAATTCTCATAGTTTTTTTATTCTTAATTTTAATACCATTAGTAACCAGTGTACCTATACAACCTAGACAAATAGGTTGGGATACCAAATATAATTATACATTTAACGGCACTGTTTCAGCAGTAGATGGTATTATAGGCGTGATAGACAATTGTTCAGGTCTTAATTCTTGTAATAACATAATTTATTATAATAATAATACATGGGTTCGTAGTAATTTCTACGGTAGTTCTAATATATCTATTACAGATGGTATAATTACAGTAAATGCAAGTATTGGAAATGATGGTAATACAAACTGTTCTGTAACAGGTAGTTGCCAAAGTATAGCTTACTTAGATTATGCTAATATGGGTAATTTAAATATAAGCGGGATTGTTTCGGCAAATTATATAAATTCATTATATTACGGAAATAGAACTAATTATTATACTGTTGACGAGTTTTTAAATAAAACAGCCCCTACAGACATAGTTTCTTGGGTTGGAAATTGGAGTAAAGATAAAGCAGATTATTACACTTCAAGTCAGACTGATACAGAAATAGAAAATGCTAACACTTCTATGGCGATTTATGTAAATTCTACGTTTATCACTATTGTAGAAGAAAGTAATTTAAACGTAAATAGTTCAGATTATTGGGATAATTTAAGTACCACATCAGACATTAATGCAGGAGATATTACTGACGATGGAACTTATGTAAAAATTACAGGAGATACTATGACAGGTAATCTTGGAATAAAGATGAGCCCATCATATGAGTTAGATACTAATGGTACTATTCGAGCTTTAAATAATATTATTGTTGGTAATAATACTGGTGCAGCAGGATTTACAGGTCTTGGAGATTTATATGCGTTAGGTAATATTAAAGTAATGGAAGGAGTTTTTGTAGAATCACAAGCATATGGTGCAGGATTAGAAATTTCAGACAATGATTTAGCAGTAACATATACGAATATTTTATCAGCTAATGCAACATTAAATGCTACATCTCAAATTTTATATGATTCTGAAGCTAGTTTTGATGCTTCTTATGAAGAACAATTTTTAAGAATTATTACTTCTGCCGGTATATCATTCTCAGGAGCGACTGGTGAAATAACAGATGTTATAGATTCTACGCATATAGTATTAAGTTTTGTGACAGCAGGAACTGACGTTATACCTGATGCAACAGAAGCGTCTTATATAATCTATCCTGCACCTACTTTATTTGCAGGTGATAATGGTGTTGTTAATATTAATATTGGAGATAATCCTGATGCTGAGTTTGGAATACACATTCATAACGGGACAGGGTTTACTGGTATTTTTATTCATGATACGGCAGGAGCAGACCAACATCAAGCATTAACTATTAACCAAGATATTAAAAATTATGATGGTATTGTTGGTTTTAATTTATTTACAGATTCAAGCGATGGTGTAAAAGGTATCACTTATGCACAATTAAAACAAGAAATCGGATTGGGTGGCATTAATAATTCTAATATACAATTTATGTCATTTAATACTGTTGGACAAGGAAGTGATAATGATGTTGATATAATTCATATAATTGGTAATAATATTGACAACATCATCCTACAAGGAAGTGAAGATATATTAACAAATGCTTATGTTGAGAATGTAGACCAAACGATTAATTTCACAACTACTGGTGCAGGAGCTACTTTATTTGAAAATAATAATGAGTATGTATATGTAGGAGCACCAGTTAATTTCACAACTACATCATTTGAGTTATCTACTCCATCAAATAAGAATCTTCTTTTAGAATATTATTATTGTAATAGTTCTGAGGGATATGAAGTTTTACCAGGTGTTACAGATACTACCGATGGTATGACACAGAGTGGTTCAATTGTATTCATAAACCCTTCTGATAGAGGTACATGTAATACAGATTTTGACGGTACACCATTTACTAATACAACAAAAGTTGCTTATATCGCAATTAAAAGAACATTAGCAAGTGTACAAATAGAACCTATTGAAAGTTTAGTTACTGTAGGTGGTTCAGAAACTTTAATGTTATTACGAAAAGATATGCTTAAATTAGATGGTAGTAATGGAGGCCCTGTAGTTTGTTCTTCTAGTTATGCAGGTGCTTGGTATTATGATAAAACATCAATTCAATTATTATGGTGTGACGGGACATCGTGGGTAGTATTTGCATCCGGTGCAGCAGCCGTTACGGTACACAATTCATTAACCGGATTACAAGGCGGAATATCAGCAGAATATTATCATTTATCATCCGCTCAACACACAATAGCTACACAAGCAGCAACAACTTCTGTAAGTGGTTATTTAACAACTACAGATTGGGATACTTTTAATGATAAGGCAAGTACAGCTTATGTTGATGCTGCAAATGCAGGAGCATGGAAGTTAGCAAATTTTACTAGTGCTTTCAGTTCTAAACTTACAGATAATTTAAAATTTACAGGAAAGGTAAATATGACAGATACACTTGATGTGACAAATAATATTACACTTGCAAATTCCGCAGGAATCTGGTATAACGGGTCTGGTATATGTATAGGTAGATGTTAAATGAAACAATTACTTAAGTTTTTGTTAGTTGTAACAACTTTATTATTATTAAGCGGTATTGTTTTATCCGCTTCGTCAACAGGAATATCTCTAATTATGGGTACAGGGAGTGGTACAAGTCCTACAGGAATATCTTTAGTTGTTGGTGATAGGGGAACAGGTCCCGTAGACGATTGTGAGTATGTTTCAGGTGATTGGGTAATAGACGATGGTAGTGATTGTATATTAAGTACAATTACTAATATAGGAGACAACCATTTTAGTTTGATTTCGGGTTCAGTTAAAATAGAAAGCACTGGAGGAATAAGGGCTAAAGGTTGTTTTATAAATAACGGTCAACCTTTTTTCATAAAAGATAACGGAATATTTTATTGTAACGGTTAGAAAATGTCAAAAAACGAAACCTTTATATATGAGTAGTTTCATAGGTAAATAAGAGAACTATTAATATTAAATTTCAGACAAAACAATTTTAAGAGGTAATAATGGTAACTATAACAAGAAACGAAGTAAGCGAATTACAATATGCATCAGCAATTGGTGTTACTGGTGATTCTATTTATACTATAGGCACATCAAATACAAGTAATTATAAAATTAGAATAACAGATTTAATGATAAGTGGTGCAGGGACAAAACGAACAGTAAAAATATACCCATTAAATTATACAACATCAAAGCCAATAACATTAGACATTCCAGCAAACGGTATTGTTTCACATGGGTTTGAACTCCCATATAATTTTAACGTTGTAGCATCAACACAGGTAGTAAGAAATATAGTAGCTAGTGCAAGTGGAACTGGTTGTTATTGTGTGTTAAAAGGATACCAAGAATCATAAATGGGAGACGTAATATCTAAACCAAAGATAGAAGAAATAGCTACTCCTATTTCCAAACCAGTTATAACTAAATAATATGACAGCACAAAGAATATCATGGAAAGCCGCTGAAAGTGGTGAAGGAGTCACTAAGACTTTTGTAGAAAGTGCCGATACTCAATATGGCACATATACTGTTTTAGGAAGTGTAGTAGTATCAACTACTTCATACACAGATGCAACAGGAACAGCTACGAAGTGGTATCGTATTAGACATACAGATGGCACATATTATTCAGATTATTCAGAACCGTTTACAAATGAATCAAGAGTTAACCTTTGTACAGTTCCAAATATTAAAAAGGTAATAGATACATCAGGAAGATGGACAGACGACCATATTTTTGATATAATTACAGACGAAACAGCAAACATCTATTATGAATGTGGGAGACCTATCTCAGCTATTTGGTCAGAAATAGGCAAAATAGATAATACAAATCAAGAACTTTACTATGTTGGTGAACCAGATATTTATAGAGTAGATAGAATTTTTTATGGTACAACTTCTAAAACAGAATTAACCTTAGAAGATGCTTATTCGGTTAACGAAAAACATGGTATGGTAAAGTTACTTACTACAGGTGTAGGTGCAATAACTTTAGATACAGACAAGGATATAGAAATTCATTACGTACCTAATCTATTTCATAGATGGGTTATTTATAGAGTTGCTGAAAGGTTACTTGAAGAAATAGACCTTACACAGTCAGGTAAGACAAGCAAAGAACTTACAACTATTATAAACAAAAAGGAAAAAGTAGAAATGCTTATATCACAAAGAGTAGGACTTCAATTAAGTTCAGATTTAAAATATTACGATTCAACATATGGGATAAATATGAAACATTTATCACAAAATCACGATAAAAATAGATATTTAGCTAGTACAGGAGATTCAAACTGGTAAATAGGTGAGGCAAAAATGGCACAAAAAATTTTACAAAATAAAAAGAATAGAGATTTGAATGCAGGTTTAGGTATAGAAAAGGAAGACTTTAAAAGAGCCTGTGCAAATGATTTCGTTATAGACTGTTCAAAACGGTCTAAATTTAAAGAAGAGCCACGCTTTTCAAAGTAAAGCTAATTCGCTCCGAAGTGGGCAAATTTATAGCCCGATAGAGGCACAAAATGGATGCAGTAACTTGTTTATTGAATGTAAGAAATAATCTACGTTTGAACCTAGTTGACCCCTATACTTTAACCGTTCCTTCTGGTACTAGAGGAACAGGACTTCAGTTTATTTATTATGACGAACCTACTCCATCACCTAAGTACCCAATCGTAGAGATTAAAAAACTTGACAATCCTACTGAAATTATTTCTATAAATAGTCAAACTTCTTCCTATTGGGAATATGAACAAGTGTTTGCAAATATATTTGTTTACACTAAGAATGGTTTTTCTATTACAGTAAATGGTGTTACTTATAAGAATTCTCAATTAATAGACTATTATTTAGGTATAATAAAGACCACACTTAAAGGACAGTTAACTACTTTAGACACAGCAGGTGTCAAGTTATACAAACACTTAAAAACATCACAATCAGGTTATGACCCTAATACACAACTATATTATGGGTACGTTACTATAAGAGTGGGGTTCTTTATACCATGATTAATATGAAACTCACTATAAAAAGACCTAAAAAAGGTTATATTAAAGCTGTAGCAGACAGAATAGTTTCAGAAGTTATACTTAAAGCAGGTACTAGAATTATAGAAGGTGGTGTTGACGCAGCAAAGGTAACATATTTAGAAAAGAAAAAACACACCCCTAAAATGCCAAGTTTCATATTCGATAGTTTCAAAATAGATAAAAATTTATCATTACCAAAATCAGCTAGTTTTGTAGGTTATTGTGACGAAGCTATAGCACCACATTGGATATTTGTAGACAAAGACCGTCCATTAGTAAATGGGCAAATGTGGTCTGAAGTCAATCCAAAAGCACCATACGAGTTTATAGCTGAGGGTAATCAGTTTATAGAAGATAATGCTGATAGAATAGTGAAAGAAGAAATAGCGAGGGCGGTGAAAAAATGAAAGTAACATACACAGGAGACATTCCTGTAATTGATATTAAAGTAGGTTCTGCAAGGTTTACAGGATGGAATAAAGGAGAAACTAAAGAAGTTTCAGAAGAACAAGCCAAAAGACTTTTAGTTCAATCTTACTTTATAAAAGAAGGAGATGAAGTTAAACCTATTAAAGAAAAAACAACAGTAGATTTAGATTTAAATAATGACGGCGTGATAGACGGAAAAGACCGTTCTATCGCAGGTAAGTTTCTAAGGTCAAAAAAAGGTAGAGAATAGAGGAGAATAAAATGGATTTAAACAAATTAATGGAGGGAATTAAAAATGGTAAACAGCAATTATAAGGTTTCAGCAGCATTTGCAAATGAGACTAAATATGGCTCAGCAGCAACAGTCAATCAAAATATAGGTATAGTACAGAGTGTAAATCCTACAGAGACGAACAACTTAATCAAGGTTCGTACAATAGGTGGAACAAGAGATTACAACAACATAATCGCAGGTAAATTTGAAATTTCAGGTAGTATGGATTATTTGCTTCAAGGCGGAGCATTTTTAAGAATGGCTATAGGTGAGGATACAGCAAGTACCGCAACTATTGATTCGGGACCTAGAATACATTCAGGAGTAAGTTATCTTCACGTTATGGGAAGTGCAGATTCGCCAGTAGTAGATTCGTTTCCAAGTTTTACACTTGAATTAGCAGACGATGAAGACACAGGTACAGTAGCAAACTCTAAAAATTTAAAAAGAGTTTATACAGGTTGTAGAGCTAATTCAGCATCTATTTCAGCTACTATAGACAACCCAGTTACAGTAAGTTGTGATTGGATGGCACAGAATGTTATAGTAGGTAGTCAAAACGCTACATCTGTTTCAGCAGACATATCAGACCCTTATGTATTTTATCAAGGAGCTGTTTATGCTACAAGTGGTAATGTTGTATCAAATACTTCAATAGGAACATCTTCTATGATTGCAGAAGTTAATTCATTTGATGTATCTGTTAATAACAATATGGAAGCAACTTGGTATGTATCTGGTACTACAAATACTTATCAGTCAACTAGAGGCCCTAAGTCTATAATTCCTAAAGGAAGAGATTACGCTTCTAACCTTAACTTACATTTTAAGGATAAGAATATGTACACTAGATTTTTAGGTGCAAAGAATTCAACGGGACCGCAAACAACTTTAAATAAATATCAGGTTGTTTTTGACCTAGTTAGGTCTGGAAGTATTGGTGGAGTAAAAACCGCTACAGATGACTTTATGAGAATAGTATTGGGTAGTTGTGCTTTTGCAACAGAAAATATTCCAACAGCACCAGAGGATATTGTGTCACAGACTATAGGTGTAGATGTAAAATCGGCTAAAATTTATGTTGCTGACACAGACAGTACTTACGAGTGATAAAACTCGTAATTTTTTTATTTTTTTTAAATTTTTAAACAAACAAAAAAGGTGAGATAAAAAATGGTTTTAACAAAAAAAGATATTATGTTTGAAGTAGATGGAACAGGTAAATTAAAACCTGTAGAGATTCCTCTAGTAATAGATGAATCTATTCCTGAAGAAGCTAAATTAAAAGGACAGACTATAGTAGCTATCCCTATTTTAAGAGCAGAGTTGGCTACACTTATAAAGAGTCTAAAGGAATATGTTGATGGAGATTTAGATTTAGACGGAAATGTTATTAAAAAATACTGTATAGAACCTTCGTTTAATGACACAGAACTTATGCAAATTAAAGGAATTTATGCAAACGTGTTGTCTACAACTATTTTAAATCTATCTGGGTTAAAACCTATTGTAAAATCAAAAGATAAACCTAAAGAAGAGTCTAAGGATAGACCAAAAGAAAAACTTGAAGTAGAGCCAGATAAGGCTGATGACACAAAAAAGTGATGAAGTCAACTTTTATAGGGATGAATTAGGTGATTTACTTCCTGAAAAAGCAAAGCTTTCAAACGAAGAAGAAGTTTATGTAATTCCTCTTGCAAGAGGAGAAGTAAGAAAGTTGTCTATGTTAGACGGGCTTGAGTTAGAAACATACATATTAACTAAAAAAGTTAAAAAGCCTTTAATAGACGAAACAGAAGTAAATAGAGTAAAGCCAAAATATGTCGAGTTACTTATAAAAGCTGTTTATGAAGTTTCGGGAATAGATACAAATAAGACACTTAAAGAAAATGAGGATGAATTTTCACTTCATTTAAAGAAAGTAAGAAATGAACGGAAAGATGCAGACTTAATACACTTCCTTCATAAGTACAATTATACATTTTTTAATATAGGTAAATTAACTTATTCAGAAATAAATATGTTAATTACAGCTTTCAATAGAGAGCAAGAACAGAAAAACAGGAGTATCAAGAAATAATGCCGCCAAATTCAAATAGTGAACGTCAAATTAGATATGACTTGGATATTGAAGGTACTGATAAACTTATAGCACTTACTAACATTACCGAGAGGTTTAATGTTGTTTTAGATAAGGAAACTAATTCTATTAAGATGTTAAAATCTGTTTCTGCCGAGTATATGAAGGGACAGGAAAAAAAGCAAGTAGTAATGGCACAAGGTCTTGCAGTAGATAAGAAAAAAACGGAACAACTTATAAAAGAAGTTCCTCATTTAAAAGCAAAAAATAAAGAATTAGAGAAACAAGTTAAACTTAATACACAAATGCGTCCTGCTGGAACGTCTACTACTGAAACAGTTGGGCAATTTGGTGAGAAAAATGTATCAACTATAAATAAGTATGCTGATGGTATGGGTAATACAAGAAAAGAAGTTGTAAAGACTACACAAGGACTTGAAAAACTATCAGTATGGCAAAAGATTTCTGGTGGGCATTGGGATTCAGCTTTCCCTCGTATAACTAAAGTAAACAATGCTTTAAATACTTTAAGATGGTCAATGGTAAACGTTGCGTTTGCCTTTGCAGGAGTAGCAGCTCTTTTAACACCGTTTGTACTCCTTACTAAATATGGTATGGATTTAGAGACACAATTTAAACGAGTAGCTGTAGTAACAGGAGCTACTATGGAAGACGCTAAGACAGCTATTTTAGACCTTCGTGCAGGTACTATGTTTTCTATAGATGAAATGGGAACATCTTTCTTAGAATTTACTAAACAAGGTTTCTCAGCAGAACAGGCTATTCAGTCTATGTCTGCTATTACTTCTTTAGCAGTTACAGGATTTACTACTTTAGATGAAGCTACTAAGATAATAGGACAAACACTTCATCAGTTTAATTTAAGTGCTACAGAGTCTTCTCATGTAGCAGATGTTTTAGCAGCCGCAGCTAATGAAAGCGCAGCAGACGTAGAAACCTTTGGTATAGCTATGTCTTATGCGGGTCCTTTAGCCCAACAGGCAGGTATAAGTTTTGAAGAAACCGCCGCAGCTTTAGCTATTTTAAGCAATCAAGGTCTATCTGCAAGTAAGTCGGGTACCTCATTTGCCGCAGCTATGACACAAATGATTAGTCCTTCCGATTCTATGATTAAAAAGATGAGAAGTGTTGGTCTTTCTTTTTTTAATGCTAAAGGTGAAATGAAAGACATTAACGCTATAGTTAAAGATTTATCCGCTTCATTATCAGCTATGCCTGACCAAGAAAGATTAAAATTCTTAGTAGATATATTTCAAACAAGAGGAGCCCGTGCTATTTCAGGTCTTATGACTTCTTATGAATCTGGAAAAGGAACTATAGGAGAATTTACAGACAAAATAAGTCAGCAAGGTTACGCTATGGAAAAGATGTTAGAAGTAGAGCAAACTACTGCCGCTATGATTAAAACAGACTGGAACGATATTAAACAAACTATGGTTCCTGCCGGCGAAGCTATGAATAATGTCTTAGGAGATATATTACATGGTTTAAACAAATTATTAGACTACGACTGGAAAACTTTAAAAAAGAATTATAAAATAGCCTTTGGCGAAGATATAGGCGTAAAAAACACGACAACACAGAAAACTATTGATATATTAACACGTGAAAGAAATAGAATTGAAAATACTGAACTTTTTTTTGCTTTTGATTATAAAGACCGTGTGAGTGAATTAGACAAAGAAATTTCTACTTTAGAAAAATGGAACAAAGTAAAGAGTGAACAAGTAAATGCTTTATTTCGTCTTAAAGAACAGTATGATAAAAATATTATGACTGGTAAGAGTTTCGGAGAGGAGCAGTCTGAGGAACAGAAAGCAACAGAAGAATATATTATCGCTATTAAAGAAAAAGCAGATGCTTTAATTGCACTTGAATCTCCTACTAAAGAAAATATAACTTTATTAGTTGAAACTACTACAGCTACAAAAGATATGACTAAAAATACAGAATATATGACTACTGCTACTGAAAAATTATCAAGTGCTGAAGCAAAGTTAGAAATGGAAATAGGTAAAGTTTCTATTGCTTTAAATGGTGCTCAAAATGATTTTGATGATTTTACTAAAAGTGTAGAAGATAGTATGAAGTCTACCGACGAAAAGAAAACACAGAAGTATATAGACGAACTTACAAGTCAAGCAAGAAAGTATTCTACAGGCGGAGACTATTATATGGCAGGTATGACAGCAGGAACAGCGTCATACTTAAGTGACCAATTAGACTATTTACATAGGTTAGAAGACCAATTAGAAATTTACAAGGCCGATACAGAAGACCTTAAAACTAAATCAGAACAGGCTCAGAAAGCTTTAACCGCAGAGAATGATGCTTTGAAGTCACTTCAAGGTGGTCTAAAGGGAGTTGAATCACAACTTTCAAGTTTGTCAAGAACAAGATTCACAGGAGAGACAGAAATAAGTCAGTTAATCTCTAACATAGATAAGTTTACTAAAGAACAAGACCTTTCTAAAAGAGGTATAACAGATGTACAGGGATTTTTGCAGGCTTCATTAGCTAAGTCTAAAGATGGTTATGATGCTTTAGTAGATTCTATAAAGTCCGTTACAAAAGAGACAAAGTCAAGTAAGGATGAGTTTACCGCTTGGACAGATACTATTAACACCTTTATAAAGGAATCTATTTCAGCAGGTAATGATTTAGGTACTAATATGTCTCAAACTATTACACAGTTTCAAACACAATTACTTTCAACTTCTAAATTTGAGGACTCAACTACTGAAAATGAAGACGCTATAAGTTTACTTAAAGACGCATATGACGTTTATTATGGTGGTATGCATGATGATGTAAAGTATGCCATACAGGCACACGAAGACCAAGTAAATGGCGTATATGCAACCTCAGAAGGTGTTATAGCTGCACTACAAGGACAATGGGTAGCTCAAAATAATTATAACAATTCTATTATAGAATCAGAAGAAAATGTTGTATCTTTACAAACGGCTTTAGAAAAGTCTCAAAGGTTTTATGATGATTATACAAAACAAGTAGATTCTACTACACAGGCTATTAGTAATTTCGGTAAAAAATTAGATGATATAATAATGAAATTAAAAAAGGTTGCTGAAGCAAAGGGAAATCTTCAGGACGTTATAGGAGGAACAGATGCAAGAGGAACAGATTCCAGAACTATATATCATCCAGAATTCACAACTCCAGTAAACCCATCATTTTCACAAAATTATGTTGACCCTTATAAATCGCCTAATTACAACGATTATATTACAATAGGGAAAGTAGAAATACAGATGCCCGGTAGTTTATATACTACACCTGAAGAGTTTGCAAACGATATGTATAGAAGATTATCGGATAAAGCAAAAGAAGGAGCTAATACATAATAATGTCATATTCAACAGTAGTATTAGGTGGTGTCACTTTAACCGTTGTAAAGATTGTCCCAAGGAAAGAGTCTTTATCAGATAAACAAGTAAACGGTAAAACACTTACAGAGACTAAGATAGTAGGTAGAGGAGCACAGCAAAACAGATTAGTCCTTTCAGGGTTAATTACAGGAGCAACAGCTTCTATTTTAGATTCATCAAGAACAACTTTAGAAGCATTAGACGATATGTCTACACATGTTTATACAGATGGCAAATATAACGGGACTTATTACGTAATTCCCGGGTCTATTGAATTTGACGATAACGCAGCTGAAATTCATAGTGTTTACAGATATAACCTTACAATAGTAGAAGAATAAAAATGACACTTAACAGTAAATTATTACATTCAGTTGATGGAATCGAAAAGTTATTAACACAAGCAGATAAAACAACTAACGTTAATAACTTCGCTCAGAGGTTAACGCCAATATACCTTAAACTTCACAGGGAATTATTTGCACTTGAAAATAAGGATTTATATTATAAACAAGATTACTGGACAGCAGAAGGCAAATATCTGACTTATATTGCAGATAAATACTTAACTAAATATGATAGGTGATAATAAATGGTAACTAAAGAAAGTACAAAAATAAACACTTTACAAAAGATATTAACTAGTTTTGGAATAATAGTAGTAGTTATATTAGGGTCAGTTTCAGTTAATTGGGTATTCGATAAAGATTTTATCACTATTAAAAGAGACGGTACTACTATAGTCAAAGAAAGGTGGGTAGTAGAAGCAGAGAGGACATGGTTTGCATTAGATTCATGGTATGATAAGAACGTTAAATGCCCAAAAGTAATAGAAACCGGTGGACATTTATCACTTACTAGATGTTATTATCCTGATAATTATTATGAACAAACAAGTAGGAGTTTAATAAATACAGTTATTACAGATAAAGAAACTATTAACACACTTGAAGTAACTAAGAAAGTCCCTAATTATAAATATGGTACTAATGGTGCATATGCAGGGTATTTAATAGAAACTTTATTGTTTCAAAAAGATGAACCTAACATAGAAGATTATCCTAAACAGTATAATGTTAATTGGAATCCTAAAGATACTAGAAATTATAAACTCATTTGGAGATTAGAAGCTCTTAAAGGCGTAACGCATGAAGATGGTATTTATAATGAATGTACATACATATTTGGAAACATCTTTATTGATTTAAAAGAAGAATGTAATAAATTAGACAGGGTAGAGATAAAGGAAGACAAAGCATATTTTTATTTTAATCATGCTAGAGGAGAACAAATATTTGATATTACATTTGTAGACCCAATCTGGATGCCAAGCGGTAGAACAGTTAAAACAATTGGTATTAATGTAACTGTTGAAGAAAATGTTCCAGTTGAACAGAGCATATATTATAATGTTGATTGTAATCCTGTAAATGAAACT